GATTCTTTCTGGGCCTTAAGTTCCATTTGCTCACGGTCTAACATAAGCTTGGCCTGGTCCGCTTGCATCTTCATTTGAGCCTTTTGTATCTCTGCCTGTGCTAAAGCTTCAGCAGCTTGTACTTGAGGGTCAGACTGTCCTTGTTGTGCTTGCTGTGCCATTTGTTGAGCCTGCTCTTCGGTTACTTCTTGCAAGAACTGTGACTCATCTTTGAACCCAGCCATGTTAACGAATCTGGCCAGTGTATCTCGGTACTGTTTAAGGTTGACCAATGGGTTACCTAGGCCATAACCTTTAATGATTTCTTCTTGCTTTTGCATGATCATCTGCATAGTGGCCAACTGCTCTTGCTTGGTACCAGTTCCTAGGCCTACGTTAACAGTGATGTTGTATTCTGTATTCCATTCTCTTGGATCAAACGGCACGTATTTGTTATTAACCCTAATAATTCTTTCTTTTTGTTGATACTTAGATACTAAGTGCAATATGCCTTTAAATAACGATGAAACACCTGTGTCTGCAAAGATACGTGCTATCAGTTCTAACTTGCCTCCAGCCTGGTTCGTCATGGCCGATACAGCGGTCGCTGTGACGTTTTGTAGAATATCTGGGTTAAGACCCTGCTGAGCATCAGAAACGCCTGTACGCTTCGCCTGGACACTGTCTAGGTACTCAAGCATAGGGAATGACTGATTAGCGTTAGATGTTACTTGCATAGGTACTAATGCATTTGGATTCTTAATTCTAATAACACCACCAGCAGTGGATGTCAGTAAGTCATCCATGTTTACTTGGCCTTCTACTGCACCTACTCGGTAGTTGTTAGTAAGGTAAAGGTTATCTAGCATTTGTCTAGTCACGGTGGACTTGATCAACTGTAGGTCCATGGCCCTGTCAGCTAATGACTGGCCAAAGAACTTATGAGGGATTGGGATAGGACATACTGAATGGAATGGAACGTAGTCACACTCTTCTTCGTGTAGTATCTCATTGGAGGCGTAACATACACGTCTCATCTCAGCTATACCGTCACCATCTAAATCTGTCTTGATGTAGCACTCATAGTATTCTACTTGCTGCAATGCAGGCTCTAGTGCTTCCATATCAGTAGGTAGTTCACCACGTGAATACCGTGCAATTCTTTCTGGAGAGAAGTCTAGTGCATCACCAGTTGCTAGTGAGTAAACTAAGTCTTCGTCATAACCCATAGCTACTAACTCGGATCGTGTCATCATCTTACGGTGAGCAGTAAAGTCTGAGTCTTCTATGGTTCTAGCTCTTTTAGAGATCAGGAACTCTTCTGGTGGTACGTTTTCTATTCTTACCTTACCTTTGTCTACCGCTCTTGACACTTTAATGTCGTGCATTCTGTTAACTGTTGGTGGCACTTCCTCCATCATTCCAGTTGCAGGATTAAGCATAGGTTGATTGTCGTATACTGTCTCTTCAGTATTTTGCTCAACAATCTCTACATCCTCATCTTCAGCAATCATGGCCAGCTCATCATCGTCTAGGCCGTAATACTTTTCTGTTGTTACGTCTTTAGAGTCATCCCAGTACGCTTTAACCACACCAACCTTCTGGAGTAGTGCATCCTTAAACCAGTCGTGCATGATCTCAAAGCCATTGTTATCTTTTTGGAATATATGGTTTACATAAGCGGTAGCTTGTTCTGCTGTCTCTTCGTCACCTTGATTCACTGGCTCAAATACCACTGCATCACTTGTAGATGTAAAGATTTTCATAAGCTGAGGCATAGCACCATCTACTGCTTCTGCTACTTCACCTGTCACTATCTGTGATCTACCAGGGACCTCATTGCCGTACTTCTCCCGCAAATAATACTCTAGTGCTTCCTGGCGTTGGTCAGTTGTTTCTGTCTCTAGGTATCCGATGGAGTCATCTATCTCAGATTCTAGGTACGCCTTTAGTTTGTTTTCATCTATTGCCATTTATACGATCCATTGGTTATTTACGGTTAGAGGTTTATCCCATGAGGAAGCCTCGTTAGACATGCCGTCAACCACTGCACAGACATAACGCCAGGCATCTGCACCATGACTATACTCATCATGAAGTGGAGCACCAGGCTCTTGTGTTGTTTGGTTAATAGCTCTTCTATAATTCTTTAAGCATTCAATCAGTCGTTTGCTTTTATCAGCATCAAAGTAAGCTCTGCTAAAGGTCATCCTTGCAAGCTTGATGCCTGTCTCTATATCAGATCTAGGTATGATCTCAGTCTCCCATCCTAGCTTCTGCATGATCTCTTCAGCACTTGTACCGTACTTAAAGTCTTTGTTTCTAGCATCATGGGGTAAGTACATCGTGCCCCAGTTGTGGTTTAACTTTTTCAACTGATCAGAGTAGCTGTCTAGTGTCCTGTGATCGTCTTCTATGTAGTCAATCACTCGGATCTCCGATAGTGATCTCTGGCATAGGATAATAGACATAGAATCATTCCATCCTAAGTCCATAACTACGTGAGTCTTTAATAAGGCATCACTTGGTATGTTAGTTATACGTCCTTCCTCTTGGGCCTATCGTATCTCATTGTGATAGATAGCACCGTCTGCTGCAGCTTTAGTGTCGCCTTCCCAGATGTTTGCATAGTCTTCTGGATTCTGAGACATACACCTGGCCCGTTCAATCTCCAGCACTGTAGGGAACCAAGGGTTATCCGAGTAGTTAACCTTCTCTATGCGAGCGTTAGGAGGCTTGTTAATGACGAAACGCTTGTAAGTCTCATCAGTGTCCATGTAAGGGTTAAAAGTCACCCAGATCTCGCTGCCAGGCTTCCTGATCGTAGGTATTAATATGTCCCATGATCTCTTACTAACTGTTTGTGCTTCCTCTACCCAAACAACTTCAACACCCTCAAAAGATTTTATACTTTCAACAGTGTTGGTTGCTAGGCCTGCAAAGCTAAATTCTGTACCGTTCACACCTCGTATGGAGGTCTCTATGACCTCATAAAAGTCTCCGAGGCCTAAGTCCTGTATCTGATCTTTAAGCAGCGTGTGGACCGATTGCTTGATACTCTTCTGGACTTCCCTTGCACAAAGAATACGCATCGGAGCTTCTGTACCCTTGATTAACAGTGCTCTTGCAAAGTTCCAGGATTTGCCAGAACCTCTACCACCGTAAGCTACCTTAAAGCGATGTGGTTCAAATAGCCATTTAAGTTTATTCGGAAACTTTTGATTGGACATCAACGAACTCTACTTTGAGGTTGTTAGTTAGTGATCCATCGGATGAAGTGATATCTGTTTGGCTTTGGACCTTTCCTTCTATGCGATCAAGAACCATATCAATTGCTTTTGTGTCTCCCTCTTCAGCTTTTCTTACTAAAGCTTCCATAACTCTTCTGGCTCTTAACGCATCATCCTGAGTAATGATTCGGTTAAGTGTATCTTTCAGTAACCTATTCTTTTTACTAGAGTTTGTATTTCCTTTATTAACCTCAGAACTGCGTTTAGCAGCTAAAGCTTTTATCTCTTCTTTATCCATAATTTTGTAAAGCTCTTACGAGTTATTTACCCCTATGTTATCCATTTTTTTTATCTACCGTTGCCCATCATTCTACGCATTGTAGCCTGAGCTTCACGGGTAAGTCCAGACATTGCTGAATCGCTCATACCTCTTGTCTCTGGAACTGCTGCTCTAGCCATATCTAAATCTCTTTGAGTTGGTACGAATCCCTGCATTTCTGAGACAGATGGAAGCTGAGCATTTTTATTTTGGTTTATCATTTGCATGATTCTACTCATGTCTATATTTGTTGGTGCTGCTCCTGAAACTGCTCCACCCATAGCTGGGTCTTGAGGTATATAGCCGTCAGATATAGGCAGGTTGTTTTGTTCATAGAACCCTGGGTTAATTTCAGTGTTACCCGAATCTATACGTTGTTGATCCAGTAATTGTTCTAACTGTGATTTTGAAGCGTTTGGCATCATTTCAATATTGTTAGGCTGCATAGATCTTACGCCTTGTTGGTTGCCCATAGCACCTAACCTTGCAGCATCTATCTCAGTCATTATGCCACCGTCTACGTTATCTACCATTGCCTCGCTTATTCTACCCATGTCTTTTGCAGTTGGGACCGCACCACCTATAGATCCGCTTAGTAGTCCTGCTGTTGCATATGGGTTTTTATAAAAATTAGC